TTTACCCGCACCAGGTGGACCAAACAGAAGAATATTGCTTTTTTCTAACTCAATGTCAGTTTCGAAAAATATACGCTTATAATGATTTACTACCCCGACTGCGATTGCGATCTTAGCAGCATCTTGCCCGATCACATATTGATCCAAATGCGACTTGATCTTAATTGGATCCAGGGCACGATTGATCTTTTTGTCTTTGCGTAGATTGTCGTTGTTTTCTTTGTGCAGAATGTTAGAGCACAAGCTAATGCACTCATCACAAATTCCAGCATCGTTGGCAATGATCAGCTTGGTAACTTCGTTACGGCTCTTACCACAAAAGTTACAATGTATTGTTAGAGTGTTTTCGCTCATTGGCTCTTTGAATAAAATAATCCAGTACTGTGTTGTACTTGCGATTGTTACTTAGAAAGTTTTTGGGACCGTAGTGCCAAGTTTTAGGGGCATCTACTAGGCGATCCTTTACGGGACTAAACTCGTTAATCTCTGTGTTTACAATAATAGCATCTGCTCGCAGTGCTACCGAATTCATCCAATCAACATTGTTGGCAAAATTAGGATACCAATAGATATTAAAACTTTCATCATGCACACTACATAAGTGAGCCAGTGATTCCAAATCGTTGTAGGATACATCTACTAGCAATACAGTGTGATTGGGATCTTCAACAAAGTCTGGCGGTGATACAATGTTTGTGGTCATGCTTTTAGAAATTCACGGATACGATCTGACTCTGCGTCAGTTAGTTCATCAACATTGTACTCACCAGTTCGAATCTTGGTAATCAAATAACGTACATAGTCATCGCTAATATAGCTGTCTGTTGTAGATTTGTCAATCTCTAACCATTTCTTTCCGTTGTACTTGTACAACTTGCTAGGTACAGTATCCACACGCACATAGCTATCTCCTTTACTTGGGGCAATCGGGAATGCCAATCCAAAATCGCTGTTGGTTAGTACTGCTTCATTGTCAGGTACTAGAATGTGATTAAATGTTTTGATTCTAGTGTTTGGGTCGATAAACTCTTCAACTATTTCCTTCATTGGTGCAGTTTGTACAGAATCCATTGCAGCCATTTCTTCTGGGGTAAAGTTTCTTACTGTTACTCCAGGCGGCTCGGGATCGATGTTCATTGCTGCGGAATCGTCGTCTACTGTACCAACAACAGGTGCAGTATTAGTAAAATGCACAAATGGTTGAGGACCAATTATTGGGTTGGGTTCACGATAAACCATTGGCTTGATGCCCTTAAAGTGAGCAAATGGCTTTGTCAAATAAGGATAGCGTTCAAACACAGATAATTCGGGTTGCTGAGTGCCTACCTCAGACTCAATGGCTGGTTCTTCCGAATTGGAATCAACGCGGGGTTCTCCTTCCGATTGCTCGGCCTGCGTATGTTTGTTCACCTCGACAGGTGTTTGTTCCTCCCCGCGATCATCTCTTGCCCAACGCAGACTTTGCTGTGCCGCAAGAATCAGCACAAGAGCTAGTGGGTCAAATACTGCTACAATTAAGATAATAACCCAACGAACAGCACGTTCTAAAATATTTGCATCAGGATTGTCGCCATAGATTAGTGCGGCGATGTACTTGATTGGTCCTACTTCTGCTTCGACCTTACGAAACTCTGCTCGTAGCGGCGCTGCCTCTTCGTTAAAACCAGCAATCTTTTTCTGCTCGGCTTCAATCTCACCAAGTAGCTTGGCCCGTTCCTTTTGTTGGCTCCTACGCACAGCCACGGCCTTATCGGCTCCCTTTTCGTCTGTACTGCGAGCCATAACTTGGTCCACTGCTTCATCCATCTGTTTAAGAGCCTTGCGGTTGGCTTCGATGTTATCTTTAGCGGTTCGTATTTTCTCATCATAAATGGCTACCTTTGCTTGACTGTCTCCGGAAACTAGACCTTGATCACTGTGTGCTTTGGATAGGAAGCCAAAGATACCCATACTAGTCAGCAGCATGAGGAACGCCACGGCGGGCACAAGGTATGCTTTGTATGCTAGGTTGGCACGTTCCCAATTCAGCTTTAACCAAACTGCGGCAGTGACTTTACCTACTTCAAGACTGGCACCCATAATGAGAATAGGCACAACGGCGCCAGAGAAGATTGCCGCAAGGCCGGTGATACTGTAGTAAGCACCAACAGTTTCAATTATGAGAGCAACCAGTAGAGTAAAGTATCCAAAAAGCATAGAGTGTATTTACTGAGATTTAAGCCGCTATTCTATATTGATATTTGGACTTTGTCAACGATTTAGTCTTCGCTGAACACCAAAGCCATTGTGGCACGGCTGATACCGTTTGTAGATTTGATAGCAAAACTTATCCAACTTCCTGGAGGAAGAGCGACACGGAAGTCACTTAGTTTGTATTGCGCTTCGCCGTTGATCGCTGTGACAAACTGACAAATGGCTGTGTCCACTGTGGGATCTAGTGTACCATCTGCGGTGCTGATCATTCCGTTGTCTTTGGGTTGACTGTAGTAACTGTGAGTGCCCGAAAAACTGGTTGGTTCGAAGAATATGTATAACAGCGCAGGATCAGTGTTTTGTGTACCCACACTGATATCCTTGAGTATGATTTCTTTGGCGTTGAGAATGTAATTTCCGTTTAACGCACCTGCCGCTCCATTTGTGACATAGGGATTACGTATGGTCAGCAAGTGGTGCATGACGTTCTGTGCCAGGTTGGTTTTGTTAACACTGGTTGCGCGATTTAATTCGTTTTGTCGAATATCGCCTTCAATGGCCCCCATCATTGACGCACCGGTCACTGTACAGTTGGTAGTTCCGCCTGCTAGATTATAAGCCGTGTATGCGATCTTAAAGCTAGGTTGCGCCACGTGAGGCAGGGCATTGCGGTTGGTATAGTGTACTTTATGGAAGAAAATCATATTACCACTGATACTATCTTCAATGGCATAACGTATTTCACCGGCGCCTAACCAACGGAAGTTGATTTGGTAAACGTTTAGATATTCGCTGTGTAGCACCATACCACTAGGCCCGGTGCCATCTAGTTTGTCAACGTTGAAATCTTGTTGGTATGTCCAATTTTCTGTTTGTGCCACGCCTACTTGCTCAGTGCTGAATGTGCCTGTGGCCAGTGTACCCGTGCCTGTAGCAGAAAAACTGTAGGTACCGTTCTTGGGTCCTAGCGTGGTGCTCATAAACACAATGGTATTGTCAACTTGGTCTGTTAGCCAACCTGTAAACCCATCGGCGGTATTAATAGCAACTGCTGTGGCCTGTGCGGTTCCGGCGGTAATTGATATTGAAAAAGAAACTCCATTTAAGGTAATATTGGCAGTTTGTGCGCCAGTGGGTGCCCGATTAATGGTCAACACAGTGATGTGTACCTTGCCCCCAGTGGATCTCAGTACTCCAAAGCGCGGGCCGTGTACACCATCGTCGTTCCACCCAAGTTGTATAGCATTCTCTTGGTTAGCGAGACCAACACGCTGACTGCTGGCTGCTACATTGGGAGGGAAAGCCGCTGTGAAACGAGCCAGTGCGCCTTGTCCAGGACGATAGCGTAGGAAGCGTTTACTGCGTAGTACACCATACCCATATGGACTTGTTCCTGATTGTACGGTCCATAATCCTTGTTGTGGAGTCGCTGATACGTTGGCGCCGGTGCCGTAGGTATACGTTTGTATAACTTCGCTGGTAGTACCATAGATAGCGTCTAACTGTATAACCGGGGTGATAGTAATGCCATAGGGTTCTCCAAATGCTGACACTTTACTGGGTCCGTCGTTGGGAACAATCTCAACTGCGCCGCCAGTTATAGTAGCGTTGAGATTTCCAGTCACGGTCCAAGGTGTGGTTCCTTGTGTGACATTTACATTTCCTATTATGCCAACATTACCTGTGACACCAGGCATCTGTGTAATTTTTACATTGGTGGGGAAGTTATCTACATTAACATTACCACTTACACCCACATTGCCTGTTATTGCTGGTAGTGTTGTAATGCCCGAGATATTACCAATGACGTTGGCATTGCCAGTGACTACCCAAGGATTGGTGCCCTGGTTAACGGTCAACACATTGCCTACCAAATACACAGGAATCATCTGCGCTTCGGTGTTGTTAATCCTTACGTTGTCAACTAAATTTACATTACCAGTAATGGTGATATTGTCTGTGCCAAGTCTCACACGCACGTGAGGTATACCTACCTCATCGTATTCCATTGCCTTGTGTAGGTTTAGTAGGTTAGGTTCATCGGGGTGAACATAACTTGTGGAGTTAGGATTACGAACGCCCATTGCTTATGCCCAAGGCCTTCCTAGAAGTAAACCACCGCTGTTGGGATTATCAACAACAGTGTCACCACTATACTGTGTTGGTAATTGTGTAATGTCTAGTGTACTAGGACGACTGCTTGCGGAGCGGTCTAGTGCAGCCAATGCCAGCTTGGCGTCTTGTCGATCTTCGCGGGTGGTTAATCGAGAAATCTTGTTGTGTGTTCTCAGTACTGTGCCGGTAACGATTCCCAAACTTGCTAGTGTGCTGGATTCAGTGAGTATGCTTTCATTTTTAACAACATCAAACCAAGCAGGATCTACGCTTTTGGCAGATTGTATAGCGGTCTTTAGTTGGGCAATGGTTTGGCCATTGTCAATCGTGAAGCTATCATAAACTGCTGTGTTTATTAAACTCTGTACAGTAATGGTGATGTTGGCCATGATTACTTACCTTGATTAGGATACATGCTCACACTGTCACTACGCATATCGCTAGGATGCTTTTCATGATGCACATCGTCACCACCAGCAATAATTTTTGCAATTGGCTGTGTTACTTCGTGTGGTGCATTTGCGTATTCAGCATCGGGTTTGTCAAGTGTGTTTTGTTGGTCCAAGTTGATCCCGTCAATGAGATTCAATGTTGCCCGTATAATTTCGCTTGCTCGCATACTGTGTCCTGTAATAGCGTATTTAGCAAAAAAGAAACCCGCCGAAGCGGGTTAACACCTACCACCAAAACCATTACTGTAGCGTTGCCCCTTGGTACCCTGGTGCACCCTTTTTGATCATTATAGCATGGTTCACTACACGTTGAAATTCCACAATTTCTGCATCAGTTACTGCAACATCGGGCAATAGTCCGTCAACAACAGCAAACATACGTTCAATGTCTTGTTCATCTAGCCAACTGTCGATTTTGTCAAATTCTTCAAAGTGCATCACAGACTCCGGATGTAATCGATAACAGCACAGGCTTCGCTCATATCCCCAAGGTCTTCCGTAACTTCAGGGACAGCAAGAACTTCTTTGGGGACAGGGTTAGTAGTAAGGTTCCAACCGCTTAATTGTGTCGGCTCGATGGTCCAAGTAAAAATGTACAAAGGACCCTGTGGAAGTTTATCTGGATTCACGTGATAACCCTTTCTGTGGTAGAACGATCGCTATACAATTTTGTACCGCGTTCGCGAATCAAGTCCGCAGTACCTTGGGGATCATTGTCAAACATACTCGCAAGATCACGCTCGGTGATGTCCGGGTTAGTATGGATTGAGTAGATTTCGTAATGGCGTTGTGGATTATAACGTGCCCGCATACTCATTGTAAAGAAAATTTTGTTAATTTCCTTGACAGCGTCATTGCGTGGTTCGTTGTCAGGGTCTTTGAGCAAGTCCCAAATCTTTTCCCGTTCAAAGTCGTTGCCACGTTGTACCTTATCAGTGACGTCTACGCAGGCTTCTAACCCGTAGCAGTCCCACGACAGAATAAAAACATTAGTATCCATGTCAGTCCTTTAAGGCGTGCCAAACAGCAGGATCGCAACCAAGGTACACACGGTACTTCAAACGATCGCGCCAACGTGCGATTTGAGTTACTGTACGCTCAACCCAGTTCAGCATGCCAGATCTAAACCAAAATGGATTAACCATGGCAAGAATAACAATCGCAAAGACTGGTAGAACTACCACGGCAACTACGGCCCAGTGTACAAAACAGGCACGCCAGTAGTTGCCCCCATCCTTTGTCATTGTAATGTCTTTGCTCATTGTTAATCCTTAGAATGCGAAAGTACGTACCCAATCGAAGCGGGTCGCGGCAGGCACCCACTTGAAGGTTTGCTTACGGCGTTCTGGAACCCCAACGTCGGGGGTAACGCAGACCCAGCCGCGTTGCTCGCTGAAAGCAACACGATCAGCGACCCGCACAACTTCGTACATACGTCCTTGCATTTTAGCTACAGTCACTGTCATGGTCAACCTCCTGATTGCTTACAATACAAGTATTATATATTAAATGGGAATTATTGGTCAACTCCGAAATGTTTTTTAATCAACTCTAACTGTAGTTGAGCCTTTTTATCCCAAGGATTTCGTTTTACTTTATCCTCAAAGTAGCGAATATCATCTACGGTAGCATGTGCTGGGATTGTGTTGGGATCCTCTTCAGTTGTGAATTTAATCCATTTGTTCATTCTTCAACTCCAAAATCAAATTTCACAGAATTTACAATTTTTTCACAGATAAATCGGGTGTCGGGTGTGTCATACATGTCAGCGTGGCACTCAACGTTTTCGATGATTCGTTTAATAATCAACTCGGCAAACAGATAACGATCCCAGACCTTTTGTTTGTGGATAGCAATGATGTCAGGATCTACTACAGAAGCCTCATATGGGATTTCGTAAACCACATGAGCCTGTTCATACAGATCATTGATTTTTGCCTTGTTCATTGTCTGCTCCTTGCTGTCTATGTATGTATTATACAATAATCCGAATTTCGGTTCAACCGTTTTAGTGCGTGTTCAACGCAGGCATTTCGCCGTTGATAATTTCACGTTCGTATGCGTGAGCGGGCTTGCGGCCACGCACCACATCAACCAACAATACAGCAAACGCTTCAGCACCGTGTTCGCGGATGCTACGGCACAGGGCCCAAGCCTTGTTCTCAGTGACAGCGCGGCGAACGTGTTTTTGCATACGTACCTTGAGTGCCCGCTTAACATCGTTGCCACACACTGTAATACCGATGTAATGCTCGTTAGTGTTAGTGTTCACTAACATATACACGGCGTGCTTGGTATCTTGACGGCGTTTACGTTTCTGCATATTTGTATTATAGCAAAAACGGATTTTTCGGTCAAAAATGGGCAAAAACAAGGTAAGTTAGTACTAACTTACCTACGGTAATACTTTTAGCTTACCCTACCTGCATAGTCTGCTCGCACATACCATTCAGGGGCATAATCTAGATTATTATGTTTCTTATTATAATCTATAGCATATTGCCGGGCTTCTGTTTCGTTATCGAAGTAAATGGTATCCCAGGGCTTTTGTCCCGAAAATCGATCATATTCAGTTAATACAACTTTGAATAGGTCTCGACTCATTTTGACTTGTGCCATCTTGGACTCCTTTGCTACCAGTATCACTATCTGGTACTTATAGTATAACAAAGATGCCTTTTTGGGTCAACCGTTTAATGTAGCGTGGCGTTTTTACAGATATTGTCAATGTCGTCGATGCCAAACACAGTAAGAATCTGTTGTACTTTTTCTGGTGTGTCTACGGGAATTTCGTCGGGTAAGAAAACAGTCTTGAGTTGGCCATCTTCACCGAGCACAAACACATAGTCGTTGTCACCAATGTCATCTTCAAAACCTTCAATGACTTCTCCTCGATCCAATTGTTTAGATGCTAATTTGCTCATGAATATGTTCCATTCTACTCAGGTATTGAGCTACCTGTTGCTCTAATTTTAACACCACGGCAGTGTCGTTGTCAAATGTATCAACATAAGCATGATACATCGCACACTCTTCTTTGGGTTTTTTGAAAACCGCGCATTCAGCCGCTATGCTGAATCCGTATGCCTCAATTTCATCTTCGCCGCCGAGATACTGTTGTTCGCTTTTTATGCCAGGGTCAGTACTCTTACTGGTATATGGTTTCAACGAAGGTTTGCGCCCATTTCGTTGTTGATCACGGTGCACCAGTTCATGGCCAATACATTCAGCTATGTCGAAACTGAGTTGCTGCCAATTTATTAAGTCGATAAAATATTTTTCTTGTTCGGGATGATAGCACAAGGTTATGGTTATGCTTGGTAAGAACTCGCTGTCATCCCATGCATCGTACAATCCTGCAACAATCACATTGTCGGGGTCAACAGCGTAATCTCTATAGGTCTTAAAAGAAAAATCCGTAGCAGGGAACTGTCTACGGATCAATCGAGTAAACTCACTAGCACCATAGCTACGTCCTTTTACACGTTCGCCTAGTGCTAGAAGTTTGCTATATGTTGCAACAAACAATACGATAAATGTTTCGGGTAACATTACTTGAATAGAATAAATGCCATTATGACTGCTTGGGTAATAAACCCTGCGCCATTGGTAATAATATTTAAGCTATTACGCAATAGAATGGCTCTTCCAAACAACAACACTAGCCCGCCCCAAGCAAACAAAATTACATCAATGCCCGGGGTACGATCACTGAGTGCAGTCATCATGGCCAACAGCGTGGGAATAGTCGCGCAGTGAATAACAATAATGCTGAGCCACTCCAAGGTGTCCGCAGATATCTTCTTAAAGTGATCAGCAAAGAAGTTTACAAAAGAATCCTTGGCTTTGTTCAAGTCAATTTTCATGATCAGTCCTTATAAAAAATATGATGTCCAATTTGCGTGATTTTGGGTTTCTTCCAACCCGGCTTCACGTAGTCTGCATGATAGTACATGGCGTCTTTCATGCTGGGCAACCTAAAGTTTTCTAATAGAACTTTCTTGGCTACTTCTTCTGATTCTCTGTACAGTGCCCCGTAAACAGGGCGGTTGCGTACACTGGGCATGCAGGCCCACGAAAATTGGCAAATAACCTTTTCGTAAACAACATTACGTTGGTACACAACTCCGCAGACGTCTTTGCCAAAACGTCCGTCTTCTACACGATTCATGGTAACTTGCGCTACAGCTACCTTGCCTTCAAAGGGCTCGGTTGCAGCTTCGTTGTAGATATTTTTAGCCAAGCATTCGAGTTGCTTGGTACGTTCGGCCACACTGGTAAATCCTTGGCGATATAATTCGTTAGATTCTCGCAGGGCAGTTAGTTTAGTCTGGGTCACATTCCAAAGTAGGAACAGCACACTCAGCAAGCTCAAAAACATTACGGTGTTTCGTGCTAGCTTAACCCAGAAAGATGGATGCTCTTTGGCCAATTCAATGGTCATCGTTTCTCCTAGTTCTCTGTCTGTAATTTATATAACAGCGATTTTTCGGAATAAAACACTGTTATAACCCGTTAACAACTAGTATTATAACAGATTTCTTGATATTTTTACAAGTAAAGTGGGCAGTTAACCACCTGCAAACACATTCGGTGACCCAGATGTTATGGATCCACCATCAGTGGAATCACCAATTCGGGCCAGTGCTTTGCCCCCAACAAACACGGTTCCGGACCCTATGTTGATAGCGGCCACATGATGGGCAGAACACCCCTGGCCCCCATATGAATGATCTACTGTGGGGTCACCGGCACACTCAACGGGGATTCCATTAGCGAAAACTTGAGCCCCTGCACCGGTTGGTCCTGTAATGGTTGTGGTACCAGTACAGCCGTGTCCAGTTGAAGTTGAATCTCCGTCTCGTGCTACTGCGGGCATTTAGGTTACAATGCTTCCTGCCGTTACTGGCTCAATGCCTGTGGTGGTTTGCAGATAATGCTTTACCATTTCATCTACACTGAGAGCAGCCATCATAACGTGTTGTTTGTTTAGAACAATTTGACGTTTGGTATCTGCTGTGAATAGACTCTGCACTAGTCCCATACCTCTTGCACTGGGCACCACAGTACAAGGACGATCTACAGTATAAGCCAACATTTCGTCCTTGAGAATTTTGGCAACAATTTCGTCACCATTGACTAATTTCATTGTGACGATGTCACCTGAATCGAAACTACTATTTGATACTAACATTATAGAGCTGCCTTTAATTGATCTTCATTTAGTTTACGTAATCCGTTGAAGCCACCTTCAACAAACAGTACGCCATCTTTGTAGATTTGCGGAACTGTACGATGCCCTTCGGTGACAATAAATTCACGAGCTTCAGGAACTTCGTCGATCTTAACTTCCTCGTAAGGAATATTTTTATTTTTTAGTAGCGCCTTGGCTTGATCGCAAAACGGGCAATGATTTTTTGAATATACTGTTAACATAAAGTCCTCTTGTTCTAGTACTTATTATAAACTCATGCCACCAAAAGTATTTGAGTCAACGTCTTGCTTGGTCCCGCCAATAACGTAGGTTGTGATTTCTGTTTCTTGGGGCGCCACTTGTACTTCACTACCAGCAATCCATTTAGCAGTCCACGGCAATGGGTTGCTTCCGGGCTTGGTACCACAATTTAGACCAACGGCAGTCATACGCTTACAGGTTAACCAGTCGACATAGTCGCATAGAAGTTGGGTGTTAAGACCAATCATGGATCCGTCTTTGAACAGATATTGTGCCCAAGCCTTTTCTTGGTTAGCAGCCTCAAGGAACATACGTTCACATTCCTCTTTGGTTTCTTCTTTGATTTGTGCAAACGCAGGATCGTCACCGGGCAACAGTTTGATCAGCATCTGTGTACTACCCAAGTGGACGTTTTCGTCACGGCAAATCAATTTAATGATCTTAGCATTACCTTCCATCTTCTTGAGCTCTGCAAACGCCCAAGAGCAAGCAAACGACACATAAAAGCGAATGCCTTCTAGTGCGTTTACTGAATTAATAGCCAGCCATAGTTTCTTCTTGAGTTCATATTCGTCAATGGTAATTGATTTTCCATTGACTACGTGATTACCTACCCCCAACACACGATGCCAGGTGCCGTATTCAATTACATCATCATAGTACTTGCTAATATCTTTTGCACAGTTTATGATTTCGTCGACTTGCATCAGTTCGTCAAATACGCGACCAGGATCGCTGTAGACGTTCCTAATAATATGAGTATAAGAGCGGCTGTGTATAGTTTCATTAAAAGCCCAAGTTTGTATCCATGTCTCCAGCTCAGGTATACTAACAAAAGGCAAGAAAGCGAGATTAGGGCTTCGGCCTTGTACAGAATCAAGGAGGATTTGTCGCTTAAGATTACTTGTGAAAATATGTTGTTCAAAATCTGTTAACTCCTTAAAGTCTTTGGCATCCCGAAGAACATCTACTTCCTCGGGGCGCCAGAAAAAACCCAATTGTTTATCTGTTAGTTTATCAAATTGTCTATACTTTACAGTTTCATAACGTTGTAGTGCTGTGGGACCAGACTCGTCCAGGAATGCCAATTTGTCTGTATGTTTTTTGTTATCGTTAATATTAAATACGCTCATTTTTATTCCTTAAATTACACAGGAGTCACAATCTTCTTGGTCCTGAAATTCTTCAGCTGGTTGATCAATTTTAGCAGATAATTTATCTACATCGATTTCACCTTGACCATCATTGGTATTAAAATAGTATAGTTGTTTTGTTCCATACTTATAGCACATGATCAGGTGCTTGAGCATCTCACTCATTGGAATCTTTTCATCCTCGTAGAAATGTGGATTGTACGAGGTGTTGACACTAATGCCTTGATCAATATATTTTTGCAATACTGCACACAGTTTTAAGTAGCCTTCGGGGCTACGTTGATCCCATAACAATTCGTACTTGTTCTTTAATCTACGATATTCAGGTACTACCTGTTTTAATACGCCATGCTTGCTTTGTTTAATGCTTACATAACTACGTGGTGGCTCGATGCCATTGGTAGCATTGCTAATTTGTGCAGATGTTTCTGCTGGCATTAGTGCCATTAGTGTTGCGTTACGGATTCCTGTGTCTAGGATCTGTTCACGCAGAGCACGCCAAGGCATACGCTCTTGATGCTCAACTAGTTCGTCGACTTCCTTCTTACGTGTGTCAATGGGCAACACACCATCAGCATACTTGAGATCTTGCCACTTCTCGCAAGGGCCTTGTTCACGTGCCAGGTCTGCACTGGCTTTGATTAGATAGTAGCTCCATGCTTCGGCATATTCATCAACTAATGCCAGTGCAGCAGGATCACTGTAGCTAACATCATGTTTAGCCAAGAAGTAAGCAAAGTTAATAATACCGTTACCAATTGGGCGGAACTCTCGTGTTGCTAACTCTGCGGCTTTAACTGGATAGTTCTGATAGCTTAGTAGTGCATCCAACCCACGAACGCTTAGTCGGCACATACGTTCAAAATCATGCTTGCTCTTTACATTGCCCCAGTTTTGTGCAGACAATGTGCAAAGTGCAATACGACCCATTTCGTCGTTGATGTCTGTCAAAGGCACAGTGGGTAGATCAATTTCTGTACACAAGTTACTCATCTTGATAGGATGTAGCTTTTCTTTGAATGGGCTATGTGTGTTTGCATGATCCACATTCATTAAATAGATGCGGCCTGTGTCTTTGCGTTCCTGCATAAAGCGAGTAAACAGTTCGACAGCCTTGATCGACTTCTTGCGTAGTTTGGTATTGCGTTCGGCACGCTCGTATAGTTCTTTGAATCGGTCTTGGTCGTTAAAGAAAGCCTCATACATTTCCGGCACATCATGAGGCGAAAACAGTGTGATATCGCCACCGGTAATGAGTCTTTCGTACATTAATTTGTTAAATTGAACGCCATAATCCATGTGACGTACACGATTATCCTCTGTGCCTTTGTTGTTCTTTAGCACAAGTAGGTCTTCGACTTCAAAGTGCCAAATTGGATAGTACAGAGTTGCTGCTCCGTTGCGAACACCGCCCTGACTGCAACTACGGGTAGCAGTCTGAAAGTGTTTGTAAAAAGGAATTACTCCGGTGTGGTACGCATCACCATTGCGGATAGGACTGCCAAGGGCACGGATACGACCGGCACCAATGCCAATACCGGCCTTTTGACTAACGTACTTAACAATGCTGCTTGCAGTGGCATTAATGCTGTCAAGGCTGTCACCGGTCTCAATAAGAACACATGAACTGAATTGCTTCTGTGGAGTACGTACTCCGGCCATAACAGGGGTAGGCAAACTGATGTCATGTAAACTAATAGCATCATAATATTCTCTAACCCACTGTAGTCTAGTATCACGAGGATACGCCATGAACAGAGTTGCAGCAATCAACATATACGACATCTGTGGTGTTTCATACAATTGACCTGTGACACGGTTTTGCACAAGGTACTTGCCGCGCCATTGCTCCATGGCCACATACGTAAAGTTCTCATCACGTTTGTGATTAATGTAACCATTGAGATAGTTAAATTCTTCTTTGCTTTAGTTCTTTAATAGATTTTTAGTGTAAAACCCAATTT